ATCAAGTTCACACGGTGATTCTAAGGTTAAGTCTTCTGAAGAAATTGATGTAGCAAAATCTCAAATCAAAGATTTAATTAAACCTGAACATCATTCAAAGTATCCTATATCTAAAATTACCAGTATTACCCATGGACGTAAAATTTATAGAGACGCAAGTGCTGCTGGTCATCTTAAAGAAGAAGTTGAATTGGATGAAGCAAAGAAAGAACCTATGGAAGTTTACCATACTGGTTACTCTGCTGCACTTCAACACGCTGAGAAACATCTAAACAAACAAGGTTATGAAATCCATCCTGATGATTGGCAAGAACATATTAGTCATGGTCCATCTAAACCATCTGAGGGTAAAACTGTTAAACTGCACGTACCATTACATAAAGATGGTGTAAAATCTAAAAAAGTGGCGCACATCCAAGTATATAACCGAGGTAATACAATACCAAAGAATAATGAACTGAATATGTATGTCAACTAATCAACTAAATAACTAATAATTTACTAAAAGGAAAATAAAATGAGTTTATGGGGAAATAGAGATTCGTTCTCAATTACAGGTACAAGCGTTAGTGTAGTAAATGGTTCACCTACTGTTACTAGCAATGGTGTTACAGGAACTACATTCTTAACAGACTTTCAAGAAGGTGATACAATTGTTATTGCCACAGTTAAGTATAAAATTTATAAAATAGTATCTGATACTGTTATCACCTTAGTCGCTAATTATGCTGGGTCTACTGCTACTGTGGTAAATGCAAACCTTAAAGGCGCAGATATTCCTAAATATATCTTACAAGATGATTTACAATATATCTTCTTTGTATCTGAAGAGGAAGCAATGATTGTATCAAACCACAATAGAGGTATTAATGGCGCTGGTTGGTGGAAAATTTTAGAATATACCGACTCTGATGGTAATCCAAGACATAAAACTGAATTGTTAGTAGCAATGGATGTTCTTAACGCTGTTTCAAGTGATGCTGCGGACGATTTAACTGTTGCAGATGCATCAGCAATTATTTCTATATCAGTACAACCAGTTAACCGCTCAATTGCTTCTGGTGCTAATACTACATTCCCTGTAACTGCTTCTGTTACTGGTGGCGGTGCTGTTACTTATCAATGGCAAAAAGCTGTTGCTGGGTCTAACAAGTTTACTAACTTAACTAATGCTGGCATTTACTCTACTGTTACTACAGCAACTCTAAATCTTACTGCAGCAGTTGCTGGCAATAATGGAGACAGATATAGAGTATTGTTAGGTTCTACTGTACAGGGTGCTCCTGCCGTCACATCTACTCCAGGTATATTAACTATCACATAATGGATATAGGGGATTGAAATATATCCCCATTTATGATTGAGAAATTGACCAATGAGAATTTTTTATTATATTGTATGAAACATTATGATAATCCTCAATGTCAAACTTTAAAAGAGTTTGAGGAGGATTTGAATAGAATACAATATTTACAGAAATTGCTTATAAGATATACAGAAGTAGATGAATTAAGGGAACGATTGATACTAAACCATTTAATCGTTCTCATTAATTTATTTAATGATGCTACAATAAATATATTGTTCTTTAAGATAGAATCCAAACTATGGAATATCTTAATAACATTTTTGATATATCTAAACAGAATGCCTAATGAATTACCTCAATACGGTATTATTACATCAAATTTTATACTTGATGATTATATCATAACACATTTAAGGAAAATATGATGTCTAGGATTGTTGATAATTTAATTGCGTTTCGCATACTTACATTACTAGTTAAACCTTTTCCTGAAACTGATGCCTTTCGGTTAGGTATAATTGACAAGAATGGTAAGAATCTCGTACCATCTTCTAAACTGAGTACAGAAGAAGAAAAAGATTCATATGATTATCTCCATAGGTTAGTATTCAATTTAAAAAAATTGATTAATAAATTACCTGGAGGCGATGCTAAAATAAAAAATATTGTAGCTGCACTATTTTTAATAAAAGAACAATTAAAAATAAATGATGGCGAACTCATTAGCGAGTCTAAGCTATTACAAACAATAAATCTTAATGTTATCTTTGCCGAAGAAACATTAATGGTAACTAGATTATTGGAAGATGGTGAAGGTCCAGCAAATATCTCAATGCCTGCAGATGGTTCATCTTCAAAAGTATCAACTGATATTCCAGCTAAAAGGATAAGTAAAAAAATTATTCGCAGACAATCATTTAAACCTGTAGCTGTTGATTTAAATCAACGAGCATTATGATTTTTTTATTAAACTTTTTGCCAGATTGGATATTCTACGCTTCAGCCTTGGTAGGTGTGATAGGAACAATTTTAGTTATGGTATTTGGAGGATTGATACCTATACAATATAAGTTAGGAATACAAATATTATCTGCATTTCTATTAGCTATAGGTGTATTCTTTATTGGTGGAATAACAAATGAAGCAGAATGGCAGCTGAAAGTTAAAGAAATGGAAGCAGTTGTAGCAAAACAAGAACTTGCTGCTGAAAAGATTACTACTGAAGTTGTAACTAAATATGTTGACCGTGTTAAAATCGTTGAAGGAAAGACCCATGAGATTATTAAAAAAGTACCCATTTATATTACAAAAGAATCTGATGATAAGTGTACTATTAATAATGGGTTTGTCAGCTTGCACAACTCTGGTGCCAGTCAAACCAAAGTTCCCAACACCACCAGAGATGTTAATGAAGAAGCCTCCAATGTTAAACTCTCTGAAGTCGCAATAACTGTTAGCCAAAACTATGGAACATACTATCAAATAAGTGAACAGTTGAAATCTTTACAAGAATGGATTCAAAAGCAAAAGGACTTAGATAGTGGAAAATAACCTTAATACTGAAGTAGCAGTTCTTCAATCAGTTGTCTATAAGATAGATAATACCGTCGCTGAAATAGCAAAATCATCTGCTGAGGTTACCAGACTCCTAGCTGTACATGACTCCAGGATTAATAATTTAGAAACTGGAAGTAAAGAAACTATTACAGATGTCAGGGATTTATATAAGAAAATGAATGATAATACTAAGGAAATTCTAAGTAAAATAGACGATATGGAGGTTCGTATTGAAGATAAAATCAAGGAACATACTGATAAGTCATCCATTCAACATAAATTAATATCTGATAGATTGACAGTATTAGAAAACTGGAGATGGTTAGTTGTAGGAGGAGCTATTGCTCTAGGATTTCTTCTTAAACATTTAGATGTTTTTAAATAATTACAACTATTAGTATTTATTTCATAGCCTACATAGTCATTATACACTCTTGTCAACATAAGTCAAGGAAAATAAAAAAATAAATTAGTTGTTTTATAGTTTAGATTATTATATAATAGTATTTTAAATCTGAGAGGTTGACTATGCTTTATATTGATATCACATATGCCAATCGTCTTGGTTCGTATTTAAGAAATTTCAAACACAAATCGCAATACCTATGGAACTACTCGTGCGTAGTTTGTGGCGACTCAGCCTCTAAACAAAACAAAGCTAGAGGATATATCTATAGACAAAAGACAGGATTATTCTGTAAGTGTCACAAGTGTGGGTATTCAACTAATCTAGGAAACTTAATCAAGTTTGTCGATTCTAATTTATATACCGAATATGTTATGGAACGGTATAAAAATAATGCTAAACCTAGAAATGATCACAGAAAGATAGAAGAAGTAATACCTCTATTAAAGACCATTAAACTTGATTTATTAGAGGACGATGTTCTTTCTAAATTAAAGAGAGTTGATAAATTAGCGGATACTCATTATGCTACTAAATATCTAACTAAAAGAAAGATACCTATTGATTTATGGCACCTGTTTTATTATACACCTAAGTTCTTTAAGTATGTTAATGAAAACATCAAACATCAATTTCCTAAGCTAGACCAAGATCACCCTAGATTGGTTATACCTTTCTTTAATGCTTTTGGTAAGTGTTTTGCACTTCAAGGTAGATCATTTGGCAAAGAAATACCAAAATACTACACTATAAAGATTGATGATACTGAAGAAAAGATATTTGGTCTTGAGCGAGTAGACTATAGCAAGAGAATTTTGATTACAGAAGGACCAATTGATTCTTTATTACTTCCTAATGCGTTGGCAGTATCAGGTTCTAGTTTTGATTCTCCTACTATTAAACAGATATTAACAAATGCTATTATCATTTCAGACAACGAACCAAGACATCCTGAGATAGTTAAAATCATAGGAAAGAATATTGATAAAGGGTATTCAGTGTGTCTTATGCCAGAATCTTTTAAACACAAAGATATAAATGATGCTATAATAGCTGGTATGGATATAAATGATGTTGTTGATATAATTAATGATAATACATTTTCGGGCATTGAAGCTAAATTAAGGTTTGCTACTTGGAAAAAGATATGATGATATTGATATATATTATTTTATTTGTTATAATAATTACCTTTATACCAGTATTACTTTCTATATTCGTTGCACTCATTAGAATAACTTTATTCTTTGCGCACTGGATAATAGGACTAATATTAATATTCTATATAATTACATATTTTACACAATAAGGAACAAACATGGCATGTGAAGTGAAAATAATTGAGGACTCTCTTAATCCAATAAACGAAATAAGACTGACTACATTTCAATTAAGATACTGGAGAAGCATACACTCCGAATTCATGACCCATAGGGTATTCAGTAGAAACGCTTCAAGTAGTAGAGCAATCCCTATTAAAACTTTTTTAAAGCAAGTATGGAATGATCCAGCAGGTCCTATTCATTGGGGGTCTAACAATGCTGGTATGCAATCTAAAGGAGAATTAATAGGATTCAAAAAATGGTTTGCTAAATCTATGTGGTCTTTTACAGGAAAGGTTGTGTGCTGTCTTGTTTGGTTAGTTAATAAAGTAGCCTCTCCACACAAACAAACATTTAATAGAATGCTTGAGCCTTGGCAATACATTTCAGTCATTGTTACTGCTACTGATTGGGATAATTTTTTTGAGTTGCGAGACCATTCAGATGCTCAACCTGAAATACAAGAGCTTGCTAGAATGATGAAAGTAGAGTATACTAATTCAATACCTACTAAAAAAAGATATCATTTGCCATACATAAACAAAGAAGAACAAATGTGGGTTGAATATATAGGCGATGAACATCTTCAGATAAGAACACTAATGAAGATATCTGCTGCCAGATGCGCTAGAGTGTCTTATTTAACACATGAAGGCAAAACACCTACCATACATAATGATATTAAATTATATGAACAATTAGTTGGAGGAGTTCCTCTCCATGCCTCTCCAACAGAGCATCAAGCAACATCAATGGAAAATACAGACTATATAAGAAACTTCAGAGGTTGGGAACAACATCGTGTGATTGTAGAACAAGATATATTTAAAGGAATAGAATGATAAGATTATTAGAACCAAAAACAACCTATACAACTGATTATCCAACAGCCATAGAATTTGCTAAACAACAAGCTGAAATCTTTTGGCTACCAGATGAAATTGAAGTAGAAAAAGACCTCCATGATTTAAAAACTAATTTTACTGAATCAGAATATCATGGTGTTATTTCTACTCTAAAATTATTTACAATGTATGAATTATCAGTAGGAAACGATTACTGGCAGAATTATGTAGGTAAAATATTCCAAAGACCTGATATACAAAGAATGGCTACTACATTCGCCTTTATGGAGATAGGAGTTCATGCTCCATTCTATAATAAGATTAATGAAATTCTAGGTTTAGATACTGATGAATTTTATAATGATTATTTGAACGATGAAGTTTTAAAGAATAGAATGGAATGGATAGGGAAACGAGTAGAAAAAAGAGATTCTGTATATAATATTCTTAAGTCGATAGGTATCTTTTCAATGATTGAGGGTGCTATATTATACAGTTCATTTGCCTTTCTAAAACATTTTAATAATGTTGGCAAGAATAAACTTATAAACATTAATGCTGGGATTAACTTTTCTGCTATAGATGAAACACTACATAGTCAGGCAGGCGCATGGTTATTTAGGACTCTATTAAAAGAAGCGGTTGATGCTGGTGTTATATCTGAAGAAGCATTATTAGAATTAAGAACTGAACTTGAAGATACTACAAAAGTTATTCTCGAGCATGAAACAATTATTATAGATAAGATATTTGAAAAAGGACATATTAAAGGTATTACAGAAAATCAATTAAAAAACTTTGTTGAATCAAGACTAGATACATGTCTTAAAAATCTAGGGTATAAAATGATATTTAAACCGTCATATAATCCTATAGCAGATTGGTTCTATCGTGATTTAGAATCAAGCACATTACACGATTTCTTTTCATCCACTGGCAATGATTATAATAGAGCATGGTCAGAAGGCAAATTCCAATGGTAACCGAGCAATTAAAAATGATAGAAGACGCACAAGTAAGATATTTAAGAATGGAACTAGCAAAGGCAACTGATCCTAAAAGAAGACAAGAATTAAAAGAACAACTGGATAAGTTAGATGAAGGTCTAGGCGAAATTAGTGAGAAACAAACATTATTGGTGGAGTGAATGGTAAAAATTAAAAGTATATACGATGAATTAGGAGAAGAACGCCGGCTTCTCCAGGCTGAAGGTAAGTTGCCTGAATGGGTAACTACACCCGCATATCAGATGTTAAAGGAAAATTATCTTTCAAAGAAGTATCCAGATTTGAAATCGGTTTATATCAGAGTAGCCTCACATGCGGCACGATATACTTCTAATCAAATATTATGGGAGAATAAGTTCTTTAATCTATTATGGAATGGTTATCTTGCCGCATCAACTCCTGTATTGTCAAATATGGGCTCAGATATTGGATGCCCAGTAAGTTGCTCAGGAGGATTTATAGAAGATTCTGTTTATTCATTCTATGGCGCTCAACAAGAAGCGGCAGTTCTATCTAAAAATGGTTTTGGTACGTCAGGATATCTAGGAGCAATTAGACCTAGAGGTTCTAAGATAGCTGGTATTAAAGGCGCAGCCTCTGGAGTTCTTCCTGTATTTAAAGACTTTGTTCAAATGTCAAGAGACATTTCTCAAGGCTCTCAGAGAAGAGGAGCGTGGGCGGGTTATATTGAAATAGACCACAGTGATTTTTTTGAACTGGTAAACCATATTAGTAAAAATCCTGACGATGCTAATATAGGATGGAATATTACAGATGCTTTTATAACTAGACTTGAATCAGGTGATAAAGACGCAATTAGCAGATATCAAAAAGCTCTGAAATTAAAGATGGTTACTGGAAAAGGATATTTTAACTTTATTGATAAAGTCAATAGACAAAATCCTCAGATGTATAAAGATAGAAACCTATCAGTTAAAGCTTCAAATTTGTGTACAGAAATTACCCTGTTCTCAGATGAAGATCACACTTTTAGTTGTGTGCTATCTTCAATGAATGCTAGTCTATATGACGAATGGAAAGATACTGATGCGGTATTTGATGCTACAGTATTTTTAGATTGCGTCAATCAGGATTTAATAGAAATTGGTAAAACCACTCCAGGAATGGAGAGAGTAGTAAGATTTGCTAAGAAGAGTAGAGCATTAGGTTTAGGTCTATTAGGATTTCATACTTATCTTCAGGATCATATGATTTCTTTTGAATCTATGGATGCTTATTATAAAAACACTGAGATATTTAAATATTTAAATGATGAATCATTGAGAGCCTCACAGTGGATGGCTAAAGAATTTGGTATGCCTTTGTGGTGTAAAGGTTATGGAGTTAGAAACACCCACAGAATTGCTATAGCACCTAATCTTAGTTCAGCTTTAATATGTGGTTCTGTTAGTCAAGGAATTGAACCAATCTATAAGAATGCATATGTACAGAACACTTCAGCTGGAAAGATGGAAAGAGTCAATCCTTCTTTATTAAAAGTAATGAAAGATAAAGATGTTTATTCAAATGAAACTATCAAAGATATCATTAGTCATAATGGTTCAGTTCAGCATGTTGATTGGCTGAACAATGAAGAAAAGGCAGTATTTAAAACCGCATTTGAAATTGACCAGAAACAGATTATTAGACTTGCCTCAGCAAGGCAACGATATATAGACCAAGCACAGAGCATTAATCTATTCTTTAGTGCGGATGAAAATGAAGAATATATTAGTGAAGTACACAAAATGGCATTCCTTGATCCTTATATAAAGAGTCTATACTATATAAGGAGTGAGTCAGGAGTGAATGTAAGTAAAGGCGAATGCACAGCTTGTCATGGATAAATTATGAAACGAATGATACACATAAATCAGCATATTATCAAGTCAAACAATAAAACAGGAGAGCGAAAACCTGTCATTACTTGTAAGACTTATAATGCTAATATATACGGGTATGAGGTAGACTTTATCAATGGCAAGGTTATGTACAGTCCTGATAAACCACTATCTTGTGGTGCTAAAGTATGGATAGAAACAACAGAACCTGTTCAGGTATTGACTGAATCAGGATGGCAAACTTTATAGGAAAATATGAAAAAATTATTAATGTTATTATTGTTATCAACTTCAGTATATGCTGAAGTTTATGATTACCCAATTACAAGAGTTATTGATGGAGATACAGTAGAATTTCAAGCACCATTTCTACCAGCACCATTGAAGCCTGTATTATCAATTCGTGTATTGGGTGTAGATACTCCAGAAAAGGGTTTTAGGGCACTATGTCCTGAAGAAGCAGCATTGGGCGAAGCAGCATCAAAGTTCACTAAGAAACTGGTGGCAGATAGCAAAAAACAACAAGTTTCATTGGTAAAATGGGATAAGTATGGTGGGCGTGTACTAGGCGATGTACTACTAGATGGCAAGAGTCTATCAGAAGAATTAGTCAAAAAGGGATACGCAAGACCTTACTTTGGCGATAAAAAGGCATCTTGGTGTCCACAAGGGAAGTAAAATGATAAAAAAACTATTTAACTGTGATATATGCGAAACACAAGGAATGATTTCAATTAGTTCTACTGATATAGACCTCGACGATATTGGACATTGTCCTGTATGTGGATCTCCTTTATTAAGCGATGATTTCGAAGACGAAGAATAAATGTGGAAGTACAAGGATGTAGAAGTGGATACTCTACCAAAATGTATTGGGTTTGTATATAGAATCACAAACACTATTTCAGGCAGAGCGTATATTGGTAAAAAACTCTCACACTTTACCAAGACATCCTTAAAGACTGTTACATTAAAGTCTGGTATTAAAAAGAAGAAAAAAGTCAAAACTTTAGTTGAATCAGACTGGAAAACATACTGGTCTAGTTCTACTGAACTTCAGAATGATGTAAAAGAGTTAGGTGAAGAAAACTTCACCAGAGAAATACTCTTTTATTGTCAGACGAAAGGAACCCTTTCCTATATAGAAGCAAGGGAGCAGTTTTCCAATAAAGTCCTTGAATATCCAGACCTTTGGTACAACGGAATTATTCAGGTAAAAATCCATCGTTCTCATGTAAAATTATAAAATAATTGTTGACTTTCTTATCCACATCAATTATAATAAGTCTTAGTTAATTGAGAGAGATTATATCATGTCAATATTCCAAAGTAGTTACGAAGAAAACAAAGCAATCGGTGAGTTTAGAATCAATGTTTGATGATGTTTATTTTCAAAAAGAGTGGATAAAATGAATAAGAAAGAATTTTTCTATGGCAATTGGATTTCTGGTAATATATTTCCATACACATTATCTGAAGAAGAAAAACAAGAAGAGGAAGAAATGTCTACTACAAAAAGATGTCCTAGTTGTAAATACATAAAGACAATAAGTAAGTTTTCTCTAAAAAAAGAAAATTGTGATAAATGTTTTCGTAACCCAAAACCTAATTCTAATAAAGAACAGGAAGAAGAATATTTTATTAGTAGGTGGGAAAATGCAGGAAAAACTACTCCTACATTTTATGATAAACTATCTGATTCTTTATGGCAGTCAGAACTACAAGAAAGATGTGAAAATGGTGAAATGACTATGGGTACTAATTGGTCTATTGGTAAAAAAACTTCATATAAAGGTTCTATTCAACAATACGGACTAACAGGTATATTTAAAGATTCTGATGGAATTCCTATTAAAGGTAAAATAGATTTAGATGAAATTTTTAAAGATTTTCCTATAAAATAATTCTTTACTTTTGAATTTAGATAGATTATAATAAGTCTTAGTTAATTGAGAGAGATTATATCATGTCAATATTCCAAAGTAGTTACGAAGAAAACAAAGCAATCGGTGAGTTTAGACTTCCTGAATTTGGTACTTATTTTGAGTATAAATTGAGTGAAGGATCTGCTCCTGGGCAAGGAACTTGGGGTATTGATAATGGATTCCTCCATGAGATTGCTATCTTTGATGGTTCAATTCGGTTTGCTAATGTAAAGAAGACAGTTGCCTATGTTGCGGTTGATGAAGATGATGATGGTAACCCTGTTGTTGAGAAATGGTTAATAAAACATACTTGGAAAAGAACATGAACAAAGCAGGGCGTGACCATTATAATTTGTTACAAGCAATGAAACATGAATGGGAAAATCCACCTAAAGGATTCAATCCATCATATGATTCAGTCAAACAAGAAGCACATTACCGTAAAGAGAAGATGATTAAATCCAAGTTGGATGATTATCATAGAACACTAAAACGAGTTCCTAATGATGAATATTATGACCTTATGGATGCTTATGAGGAACAATTAAGAAAATAAGTGTTGACATTCGAAATTAGATAGTTTATAATAACTTATCATTTGAAATTAAGAGAGAATATATTATGGCTTATATGAATCAAGCAAAGAAAGCAATCATCAATAACTTGATGCAACCAATCTTAAAGAAGTATAAAGTTAAAGCAACACTTTCAGTAGATAATATGTCTACTATCAACCTAAACATCAAATCAAGTGCCTTTGACTTTGTTGGTATCTACAACAAGTATCTTACAGAACAATTTGCTTGGAAAAATCCAAACGAAACTTTTACAAACCGTGAACATTTCAAATTGACTCATGGATGGGTTGATGACTATTACAGTGGAACAGAGTTGAATTTCTTTCAAGAAGCGTTTGCTGCATTACAAGGTGCTGGTTATTATAACAACACTGATTCACAAATCGACTATTTCGACACGGCATATTACTTCTATATCAATGTAGGTAACTGGAACAAACCTTATCAACAAACTGTTTGAGGAATATATTATGTTTAAATATGGTGTTTATAGTTATGGTGGGGCAATTGGTACTTCAGGTACTACTATGGTAAAATCTTTCGATAATAAAGAAGATGCTAAGAAATGTGCTAAAGGTTATAATTCTGCTTTAAGTGTGGGTGAAAAGAAATATTATGGCATGAAATATAATGTTAGAATTTTTAGGGTTTAGAAAATAAGTGTTGACATAGATTAAAAAATATATTATAATAACTTATAAATTAAATTATTGAGACAAGTGAGAGAAAAATGAAAGCAATCGATTTAGTAAATGTAACACGCCAGCCATTAATAGATTTATACAATTCAAACGTATCATTCTACGGTAGTGATGAAATAATAATAAATGCAATGGCGGCAGGTTCAGGTAAAACCTTCTTATTAGCAAACAGCCCTTTACAAGTCCTAAATGATCTTAGAGAGAAATATAAAACACCTCAAACAATGTATGTGTTTTCTGCACCAAGTTGTGCGATAGTTTCAGACTTATTACAATCTAGTAAAGATTGTATTGAAAAGATTCTAAAAACTAATACACACACTATTATGCTTATACCAGAATCAGAGTATTCAGATTATTGGAAAAGTTTAGAATATAATTATAATCTTAAGATTGTCCATTCAATGTCTATGGTAAACTTTCTTAGAAAGTCATTGTTAAATACTAATACTAATATAATTATTTTTACCTCAAACCAAACTATACAATCACAATATGAACATTTTACAATATTAGTCAATACTGTTCCTAGTTTTATTGGTATAGATGAAGCTCATACTTTCTTAGGTGTGTCAACAGCAGAACTATATTATGCAGTTATGGAAAATTCGGCATTAGCCTTCACTGGCAAGTATTTCAAATTAATACACTCATTAGTTGTAAATGCCATAACAACTGTAACAGCTTATACTGGAACTCCTACAATGGAACATAGAGGTAAAGTTACCCAAATTGAAAATTCTCCATTTAAATATGTTCCTTTTGATAAAGATGATAGTAGCAAAAAAGATATAGTTAGTATTAACTTTTTATCGGGTTACATAAAAGACCCTGAACCTAATCAGTATTTTCCTAAATGGTTAGAAGATAAAGTAGTTGCCTATTTTAATGCTGGTATATCTCAATATGTAAGCAAACCAAACAAAGGTTCATTCCACTTTATAAAATTACCTTCTGGCAATCCTATGAGATATATTTTAAATAATGGATATAGATATTTAGATGAAAATGCTAAAAATGTATTATTTTATCACTCAGATAGTAAAATAAAATTATCAGTTTTAACTCGTACTGGTTATAAGATAGTAGGAAAAAAACTTAAAGATGCTAAGAAATTGTTGCTTGATAAGTCCAATAGTTATAATACTATTTGTGTCGTAAATGCTGGTTCTACTGGATGGGATTTACCTCCCATAAATGAAATAACTTGGCTTTCTTCATCTGCTAAACAATTAGAACAATATAATTTTACTCAAACTGTTTGTAGAGGTAACCGAGTATATGAGGATCTTGACCTAACTATAAACATTAGACTTCTTTCAGGTACTCGTTCGGCTCTTAAATATCTTGCAGAATCAACATATGAAACTGATGGAAAAATATATAACACTATTATGGCAGCAGCTAATGGAGATCTGCCTTTAATTTCAGCAGAAGAGTGGAAATAATATTGACTAATACCAAGGATGGTGTTATAATTACTCATACTTTGAATAACTGAGACATATAATGATATTACAAATACTGCAAGAACTTGAAGCAAACAACTCTAGGAACTTCAAAATCGAATTGTTGACCAAACATAAAGACAATGAACTTCTAAAAGAAGTTTGTAGATTAGCAAATGATCCATTCACTCAGTTCTATCAAAGAAAGATTCCAAAGTATGAACCTAATACTTTTCTCCTAAGTGATAATAATCTAGATTGGGCTATCCAAGAATTAGTTGAACAATTAGCTAGTCGTAAAATTACTGGCAACAATGCTATTTCTCACCTCGTGTTCATCCTCGAGAACGTAACAGCAAACAACGCCAAGGTACTCGAACGAATCATCCAAAAAGATTTGAAGTGTGGTGTTAATACTTCAACAATCAATAAGGTTTGGAAGAACCTAATACCAGAATTCCCTTGTATGTTATGTTCAGCGTTTGACCAAAAGTTGGTCGATAAGATTACATTCCCAGCCATAGTCCAAAAGAAAGAAGATGGTATGAGATTCAATGCTATTGTTAAATTTGATAGAGATTTAAAAGGTACTGTTGAGTTTCGTTCTAGGAATGGTAAAGAGATTTCATTATTAGGTAGTCTTGAACAAGAATTTATTGAGTTGGCTTATGGTAAAGACCTTGTATTTGATGGTGAACTTTTAGTGTATGATACAGTTGAAACAGATTCAAAAGGTAAGATATGTGATCGCCAAACTGGTAATGGTATCCTAAACAAAGCAGTAAAGGGAACTATATCAAAAGAAGAAGCAGATAGAGTGGTTGCTACTCTTTGGGATCAAATTCCATATGAGGATTTCATTGCTGGTAAATGTGACCAGAGATATAGTTATAGATTAAAAAGATTAGAATATCTTATTGAAAGATGTGATGTATATAGGAAAATTGAATTGGTTGACACTTTTGATGTTCATTCATTAGAACAAACTCAAACAATATTCCAGAATTATCTTGATGATGGCGATGAAGGCATCATTCTTAAAGATCCAAACTCATTATGGGAAAACAAAAGATCAAAAGGTCAAATCAAGTTTAAGGCGGAGCTGGATTGTGATTTGAAAGTCTTGTCTGTTATATCTGGTACTGGTAAATATGCTAATGCCATTGGTTCATTATATTGTGAATCTGCTGATGGTGTTGTAAAAGTATATGTTGGTTCTGGATTCAATGATGAACAGAGAAACGCCTCACCGAGTGAATACTATGGCAAAATCATATCTGTAAAGTATAATGCTAGAATTAAAAATGTAAAAGATGGGGAATCATTGTTTCTCCCAATCTTTCTTGAAATACGGAATGATAAAGAATTTGCAGATACTTCTAATGATATAAAATAATAGTTGACCCATTAATACGAGTATGCTATAATTACTCATACTTTGAAATTAATGAGATTATACTATGAAAACTGAAATTGAAACCTACTTGAACTTTATCTCTAACGACTATAAAAAAAGATTTTGTGTTCCTAAATACTTTGACCATATGCAAATAATGAACAAATCTTTTGAAGATTCATTATCTTACCAAGACGGTAAAGTTTATATCAAAATTATTATTAAAGACAGTTCCGCCCACTCTTTTATCGTCAAAGAAGATACTAAACAATTCAAAAAAGGTGACATTCTAAAAGCAGCAAGTTGGAAGGCTCCTGCCAAAAACTTCGCTCGTGGTAATGTTTTTAATGTTGATTCGTATAAAAATGTTCAATGGTGTGGAGCATAATAATGGGGTGGGACATCCGTGTCCCGAACTTCCATGTTCAAGAGTGCTTCCTTACATAGGTATTTATAATAATTTAAAATGAGGAAAATAAGTAAATGAGTGATTTTATAAAGATGTCCGCTTTAATTGGATTAGTAACTGTTTTATTAGTAGGAATTCCTATAGCAGTAATTGAGTCTATGAATGTATTATTTCCTAGTGTTCTAATAGAATTAAATTTTAGCACATGGTTATCGACTCTAGTTCTTATTCTAGTATTCGCACCTAAATCCCCTTTATGAGTAAATAAAAATGATATCAACACCGACAGACCGCAAAAAAGTAAAAGACGCTATTTCCGAGATTTCAGATTCTATGACTCGTATTGAGGCAGAGAGGGAATTGATTAAAGATATTGTTAATGATATCTCAGAAAATCATGAGATACCAAAGAAGTTTGTAAAAGCATTAGCAACTGTATACCATAAACAATCATTCTCCACTGTTGAGGCTGAACAAGAAGAATTTACATTGCTATACGAAACTTTATTTGAGTTACAGAAATAACTTGACATGTTTGTTTATTCGTTGTATAATTACTTATAAATTCAAATTGGAAATATAATGGCTATCAGAACTAAAAAAATCGAAAAGAGCGAAGGTTATATTGCGAATAAACAAAATACCGCCGAAAAACGTAGAGAAAAGGCTAATGCTTTTTCAGCTATGTTTAAAGGAGGAGACGAACCCAAAACAGATCCGTTTGATTACAGAGTTTCTTTAATGAAGGCTCTTAATTGGTATAACGTATCAGCGGATTTAAAAACTGTAAGAAGTTATGTTAATGACTATCTTATTAGTACAGAAAGAAAGCAGTTAATACCAATAATGAATCAAGTACCTGACTACGATGTTAGATCGCTTGGTTTCCTATGTCGTTTAAAAATGCGAGGTCAATATCTTGAAGAATTACATGAATTATCTATCGAGGAGATTGTGGGTAAGTTACTTACTAGCATCAATTCAGCTCCAAAACAAGTTCAAGTGGTTAAAAAAGTAAAAGTAGATAACACCTATAAATTGGCAGTTGAATATTCAGAAGCGTTTGAGGAAGCAATTGACAACTTTGTAAAGGATAAAAAAACTGATTTTAATGCGTTAGATTACTTAAAATCAAAAGATATGCCTGCCCAAATTTCTAAAAAGATGGGACAATATTATGCTTCTATGGTATCAGAATTAAAAGAGGCTCAGGTTGATGAAGATTTACAAGAAGGATATTCAAATTTTACAACTTCACAATTAAAAAAGTTTATAACATTAGTTGAATCTATGGTTACAGCTTGTAATCAACAAGTACAATCTGTAAAGGTTAAGAAACCAAGAAAAGCAAAACTTGTATCACCTATTAAATTAGTTTCAAAATTGAAGTATTTGAAAGAGTTTGTTGAATTGAGTTTAAAATCTATTCAACCTACATCTATTATAACTAATTCAGAACTGTGGACTTATAATACAAAGTACAGAAAATTGGCAATATACAAGGCAGAAAAAGGTAATAAATTGACTGTAAAAGGCACATCAATTTTAGGATATGATGTTACGTTATCTAAACAGGTTATGCTACGAAAACCAGAGGAATTCTTTAAGAATAATCCTATCGCTAAACTTGCGTTAATGAACGGAATGAAAGAAGTGAAAACAAAACCTGTAACACCTAATGGAAGAATTAATGATGATACTATTTTATTAGGAGTTTGGTAATGATATTATTAGATTACTCGCAGGTGTGTTTGTCTGCTATATTACCATTCTCAAAGGACTTGAATAAGTCAGATGATGAAGTTAGGAATCTTGTTCGTCATGTAGTGCTATCTAATATTCTTACTTATAAAAAGAAATATGGTAAAGATTATGGAAATATTGTTGTATGTTGTGATGGTAGAGAGTATTGGAGAAAAGAGGTTTTTCAATACTATAAGGGGTCAAGGAAAAAGAACAGAGACAAGTCTGCTTTAAATTGGAAGCTGATTTTTGATATATTATCAGAAATGAGGCAAGATTTAATTGATACCTTTCCCTATAAAGTAATACATATCAATAGAGCAGAAGCAGATGATGTTATTGCGATATTAGCTGAATGGTCGCAGACTAATGAGTTAGTACAAGAAGGTATGTTTGAAGAACCTGAAAAGATGATGATTGTATCAAGCGATGGAGACTTCCTACAACTACAGAAATATAACAATGTATCTCAGTGGTCACCTAATACAAAAAAGTTACTTAAAATGAGTCATAGAGACCTTCATGAGAAGTATATTACTCATATTGTAAAAGGAGACTCGGGAGATGGCATCCCTAATATATTAAGCAAAGATGAGGTGTTAGTAACAGATGGCATTAGACAGACTCCTTTAAGTTCTAAGAGGCTAGAAGAGTTCATTGAGGTTGGTAAGTCAGCTTGTAGAACTGATGATGAAATACGAAACTGGGATAGAAATGAAACACTTATTTCATTTGGATGTATTCCTGAGGATATACGAGAAGAAATTATTAATACATATAACACAACAACACCTAAAAGAGATTCAATGAAATTAATGAACTATTTTATGAAACATAGGTGCAACTTATTACTATCAGAATTGGGTAACTTTTAATGACAAAATTTGTAACTGAAATGTTGGATGAGATCAATGCAGATCCAACTAAAATTGAGGAATATAAGAGCAGTAATGCTATGAAGTTGGTGTTTGAATTTGCTTTCAATCCAGCAAATAAATTTGTATTGCCTGAAGGCAATCCACCATACAGAGAAGATGCGGCGCCTTTAGGTATGAGTCCTGCTAATCTGTTAATGGAATTGAAAAGGTTATATGTATTCTGTAGAGCAGATTTACAAGCTATAAGACGAGAAACTTTATTTATACAGTTGCTTGAGAATGTACATCCTTCAGAGGCTAAGGTCGTTCTAGCTATCAAGGATCAAACCTTAACTAAACTATACAAGAAAATTACACATAAATTAGTATACGATGCTGGGTTAGTTACAGTTGCTCCAGAGGTTAAGCAGTCAAAAAAGGCACGAACATTGGCTGGAGCAGACCTTTAGCGCCAGCCAAAAAAGACACAACTATTTTTGAAAAAAGCGTTGACTTTTTAAAAACTATGATTTATAATAAGATAAGGAATTGAGATGGGATTTAAACCAATAAGAAAAAATGTACTGATTGCTCAGATTAAAAGAAAGACAACTACTGAATCAGGTATCATTATTGAAGGTGTTAAAAGTGTCGCTGATACTGAAACAGCAAGAGTGTTGGGTATTGGTGATGAAGTCACTATGGTTCAAGTGGGCGATGAATTATTGGTAGATTGGAGTAAAACAGGTGTTATTACCCTAGATGGGGAACAACGGTGTGTGATAGACGAAAGTAATATTATTGCTGTACTAGATAGATAGAAAAGAAAACACCTCAAATGTCGGGAGATACAATTTGAATAACGGTGCAGTAAAAGTCTGTGATATCTCCCCCTAATTATTATAAAATAAGTCTTTACTTTTTGAAATAGTCGTAGTATAATAACTTATAAATTAAAGAATTAATCGTTTGTGAAGTTTTTAAACGAAAGTAAAACACTACAGTCTGGCATGGGACTGATAACTGGTGGGGTAAGAGTCCCTAAATATGTCCCTAATTAAAAAGAATTAATCGGAGTAATTTACCGAAAAGTAAGCACTGCCAATAGTAGAAGGCGAATCTACTGGAACAACGGTGGGGTAAGAGTCCCTAATTACGCACCTAATTTTCGGAATGTAGCTCAGCTTGATAGAGCTGTGCGTTTGGGGCGCACAGGTCCAAGGTTTGAATCCTTGTATTCCGACCAGTTTTATTAATAATGCTCCCTAAGCATAAGTGGCGATGCAGTTGACTTGTAATCATCATAAATCGGTTCGATTCCGGTAGGGAGCTCCAAATTATCGCCATCTTCTAATGGTAGGATCCTGTATAGGGAATGAGTGTTCGACTCACTCTGGCGATAACTTCTTACCTGTACGGGAAGCAGTTCTTTTAGATATTGTTTCAGCAGATAGTTTCTTACCTGTATGAGAAGCAGACAGTTTTGCTTTATGTTCATCAGAAAAAGTTCTTCCTGTGTTAGAAGCAGACATTTTTGCTTTTGTTTCATCAGAATGGGGGTTTTGTTTTTTACCTGTATGAGAAGCAGACAGTTTTGCTTTATGTTCGGCAGATAGAGTTCCTCCTTTTAAAGAGCCACCGTTAATGCCATTTTCTGGTATTAGATTTGCCCACTCATTGGAATTTACAATATCCCAATGTTCAGATATTAATAATGCGACTTCAGTTATTGAAGTATCTATATATGGTTCTGATAACCAGATAGTTTTAACAAATTGTTTGCCGTGTTTTTTGATATGGCGTTTCCAATGTTTACCTGAACCTAGATATTTGTATGGATTTGATTTTGTGGTCTTACCAAAATATTTTAATCCAGTAACTGAATGCTTCTTAATGTAAAGGTAGGTTGGGATTAAGGGTGTATAAATATTCATGCTGATACTCCTAGTAAGTTATTAGAGCCAATAGGAATTAGTAGTTCCGTGATTGGCGTTTTTATTGACTTATAACAGAATCTGTTATACAATGTATTTATATAAAATAATATTTCAATGCCGAAAGATGGGACAACTGCGTAGCGGAAGTCAAAGACGGCACTTTATAAAGCACATTCATTGGCTATCAGACAATACTGGTATAATCCCTTGTAACATATTTGAGATATATGGGGAGGTCATTCTCGGAGTGTGCTTTATAAAACACATTCGCCCTTGATCAGGTTCAGCTGGATTGCTGAGTAAGTGCTGGTATGTACTATGCTTAACACGGTTCAATTCCGTGACAGAGTGTGTTTTATTAAACATATTAGTCGGGTTTATATAAATTCGCTTACTCGTTAAGAATAGAGGCGACTAAAACTATTCTATAGTATGTTTTATTAAATATTGCGGGATTAGTTTAATGGTAAAACTGGAGTTTTCCAAACTTCTGTCATCGGTTCGATTCCGTTATCCCGCTCCATTTTATATTAATAGGTGAATTATGCAACATATACAATATATAACATCGTTTATCGCATTATGCGGTTTGATTGCTGTATCAATTTATACAGTAAACCACGAAGATACCGTTAAGATGGAAATAGCAGCAAAAGCAGGATTAATACAATGTCGTGAAGAGTCATTCGTATTATGGAAAAAAGAATGTAACAAATAGGAGATATCATGGCAGGAAAAGGCAGCAAACCAAGACCATTCACAGATAAAAAGAAATTTGATGATAACTGGGATATGATTTTTGGCAAGAAGAAGGAAAAAGAACCAGAAGATAAGAAATAATGCTTGACTTATGTTCTCATTATAGTATAATGAATTATAAATTGAATTGAGAGAGAAATGAATAAGTTTTTGAAAGCATTAAGAACCGCAAGTATAGCCCATAAGTTTCAAACGAGAAAGGATGGTCATACGCCATTCATTAATCACCCTATCCAAGTTGCACAGTTGATTAGTTCTGTTGGTGGAATCCAAGATGAAGTTATCTTATGTGCCGCAATTCTTCATGATATCATTGAAGATACCCCTACTACATATGATGAAGTAAAAAATATGTTTGGTTTTGTTGTCGCTGATATCATTGTAGAATGTTCTGATGATAAGGATCTTCCTAAAGCAGAACGAAAACGTCTTCAAGTAGTAGAAGTTAATAGTAAATCTCATGAAGCAAAGATTGTTAAGTTGGCAGATAAGATTGCTAATATGACTGATATCATTGTCAACCCACCCAACAATTGGGATAAAGAACGAAAGTTAGAATACTTTTATTGGGCTAAAGAAGTAGTTGATGCTGGCCTACGAGGTATTAATCCTGGTCTTGAAGCGATGTTTGATGATGTTTACTTTCAGAAAGAGTGGATAAAATAAGGATCAAAAATGCAAAGATATAAACAAAAATATATTGAGGTTGGACCAATGGTTAAATCTGATACAGGCGATTGGGTTAAATATAAAGAGTTTGAAGATACACTTAATGTTAATGAAGAATCGTGGTGTGAGATAGTTAAAGAACGTAATACAGAAATTGATATTTTACAAAAAGATTGTCAACATTTTGGCGATGACAATATAGAATTAGAACACAAGAATACTAAATTATTTTCATTATTGGTGATGTCAACTGTATTTAACTTTGTATCAATAGTGGCTGCTGTATTCTTTATTATTGATATAATGGGGATTGCGTAAATAGTTTATAATTAACTTTTTAAATTAATTCAACAACGAGGAAATATAATATGGCATTAGCACCAAAGGCAAGTCGTCCAAGAAATACCCCACTTTTAACACGCAATGGTAGAATTAGAATTAAACAGTTAAGCGTAACAAAATTAACTGAAATGGCTGAGAAATCATCTAGCAAACGAGTTAAAGGTAAAGTAATTAGAAGATTGTTATTGTTAGCTAAAAAAAGTAAGTAGTATGAGTATGGATCGGTGGAAGCAAGAAAAACAGATCAAAAAGGCTAAAAAGTCCTCAGTTAAAACCTTAATTCAAGAAGGTTCAAGTTTACAATTAGCAAAAAGATTAGTTGATACTGCATATAAACGGATTAGGACAGATACTACCAATGAAGACATTAATGGCTAAAGGGCTCTACAAAAATGATGTAATTATTGAGAAAGACAATAAATTTCGTATAGTTAAAATTGAACACAATAATAATAAAGGTATTGTTGAAGTTTGGTTAGGAAGAAATGGGCAACAAACTAAATTATTTAATCCTAATGACGTGGTGATTATAGAATGAAAATAGCGTATGGTTCTGATATTCATTTAGAAATCAGAACCCTTGAAATTAATAACACAGAAGATGCTAAGGTATTAGTATTGGCTGGTGATATTTGTACTGTTACAGATTTAGATCCATTACACGAGGATGATTATGTTGGATACTTTAGAAGTCAACGAATACATAACTTTTTCAAAGATTGCTGTGATAAGTTCGAAAAGGTCATCTATATTATGGGTAACCACGAACATTATCATCATCAGTTCTACGATACAATAGGTAGATTAAAGACAAATCTAGGGTATCTTCCTAATCTACATATACTTGATAGAGAAGCAATTACTATTGCTGGAACTACCTTTGTATGTGGAACTCTTTGGTCTGATATGAATAACGAAGACCC